TAGGGAAGAATGGAAGATTCTAAAGAAGAAAACATAGAAGATACAGGTTTTGAACTAGGTGATAAAATTCACATTATTGGCGGAAGATACGATAGTACTCGTGGTCGTATATACTACTTAGATGAAAACTTAATTAAGATTCTACCTGATGGAGTCGCAGATAGATTAGTTGAACTTGTTATTGAAGATGGATTCTTAAAAGAAGAATATGATATTGAAGAATTATTTGTTGTAACAAAACGTACAAACCCTGCTTTTGTAATCCAACAAGATTATCGTGTAGGGCAACTCGCAGAAGCATTTCATGGCTCAGAAGGGAATCCTGTAGGCAAATATGTAATTACAGAAGTTAATGAAAAAGAAGACTCTATAAAACTAAAAGATGAAAATGATGATATTATAAGCCTTGAATTCAATAATATTGGTATTCCTCTTGATACTGGCATAGATGTTCTACGAGGAAGAGAGATTCCGACACCACTAAATTCTACAAATGAAGATGAAGAAGCAAATGATGGTCTTATTGAAGACGAAGAAGAATTACTAGAAATTGAAGAAGATGATATTTTTGGAGAAATTAAAGAGATTGTATCATCTGAACGTAATTATTCTGATAACGTACAACGCAGCGATATGCTTCAAGATTTAATTTCAAAATTAAATTTAAAAGAGCAAAAATCCCCAAAACGGTTACAAGAGATTCGTCGTTTAACTGAATTATGTTTATTACTACGTAACGAACTTGTATTATATGCTAAAAATGGTGTTCCTCTTTCAAAAAAAGAAACATCCTATGATACAATTTTAGATTTAGTAACCAACCAATATAATAACTTTTCAAAGCCAGTTGCTGATGTAAATAGAGTTGTATACTTAGATAGAGTTGATTGGATTGAAAGTCCAACTGAAGTAGAAAATCCAACTGAAACTACTCTTAATATAGCTATTCGATATTTAATTGATACAATTAAAAAAGAAAATGAATATGCTGCTACAAGATTTGTTGGTAATCAAAATGTAGTTTCTGCAGATATTCTTCCAAACTGGTATATTGGGTGGGATAAATATAATAAAGAACACTTTATTTCATATAATACAAAAGGAGACCAAGGTGCGTCACGATTTCTACAAGATAAAGACTTTTTTAGAGCACCATATCCAGATGATATTGAGACGCCAAATGTCGATGGATTACCCAAACTTCCTGATTCCAACACTTCTTCAGACCCTTATGCTAAACCAACTCGTCCAGTAAGAATAGGGGATTTAAGCTCTGTACTATATAGTGTTTTACGCGGATTAAAAGGCAGAGTAGGCCGTCTCAAAGAATCGCAAGAAGCAAGACTATTAGAATCTCCTGAAGAAGCAGTTATTACAAGTTATTTATTATTTCCAAAAATGTATGAGCGAGAATTTGGCTCTACACGTTCTGGTAAACTTGCGTATGATATTGGAAGATCATTACTACGTCGTCGCACAATTGATGAAATTATAAAGGAACAAGATGGTATTTCTAGCATACCATCCGCTGGCTCAATTTTAGCAGTTGGTTCTAAAACAAGTGTTACAGGCAATGTCGTTATTGAAGATTGGTTAAAAAATATACCACTTACTATATATGGTTTAGGAGATGCTCTTATTGAATTAAAATCTTATGGGTTTTACCAAAAAGAGTTTTCTTTCGACCAGCAAAGTGTTTTGATAAATAAGGTTGATACAACAATAGCGCATATTAAAAATCATATTAAATATATTCGTGAAAAGGTAAATGATGAATTAAAAACTATTGTATTCACAAATAAAAATCTTATTAGTGATGAAAGATATGAAGAAATCTTTACAATATTAAATTCTGAACCTATTATTAATCAATTTATTGGTTTAATACAAAAAAGAATTCCTTTTTATAAGAAAAATGATGTAGCAATCTTTGCTGGACTTAATATATATGTACAAAATTTAATGTATGCTACAATCGCAGGATTTCCTGAAGGACTAGCAAGATTTAGAAATGAATTTGTAAATAAACAATTTATTGAAACACTACATGAAGCATTATTAATTAGTATTAAAAATGAAGATGCTCTTTATAAGCCAGATATTAATAGTTGCCAACATATAAATGATTTGGTAAAGATTCGCAAAGTGAAAGAAAATGATGGTCGCATGCAACTCTTATCTAAGTTCTTAACACAATATCAAGCATATAAGAAAGATAATTGGATTTATTGTGTGAGTTGTACAAAACCTTGTTTATGTAATCATGAACAGTTATTATTACAAGAATATTTACACCCTCGTGAAAAGGAAACAATTCATAAAGAACTACTTATTCGTTTTAGTGGCGGTGTATTCCAAGGGAAGTTTATTTGTAATAATTGTGGTCAAGCAATTTCTAATTTAGAATTTGATAATTCACTTGAATATAGTGATGATGGTGCTCCATTAGTTGGTAGAAGTGAATTAGTAGATAAAGAAGCAATAGCACAAGATGAAATAGATGAAGCTCTTGGTGTTCCAGTTGGAAACGCCCAAGAGATTAAATTTGATACTGAAGCAAAAACTTTATATTACCAGAAAACTCGTGAACTCTTTGATAGAATCGGTATTTTCCCCGATGCCTCAGGATATATCTTTATTGTAAATGGTGTAGATGCTGCTGTAAATCGCAGACCTACACGAGAACAATATGTAGCAGCTGAAAAAGCAAGACAGAAACAACAAAAGACAGTGAAAGCACAAGATTATGATATTTATAGAAATCGTATTATCATTGCTTCCATTCTTGCGTATTCAATTCTAGAAATTCAAACACATATACCCAATTATATTCCAAGATTCTCAACATATGGATGTACCATTGATTTACGAGGATATCCACTTGGTAAAGAAGGTGATAAGAGAATTATTGAGTTTATGTCATGTATTACAAATACAATATTAGTAGCAAAATCAAATGAATCATCTGATGACCCATGGTTCTTATCTAGATTTTTAGAAGAGCGAAGTGATAGAAAACGACAAGAACTAATTGTTAAATATATAGAATCATTATTAAAAGAAATTCTTGTATTTTCTGATGTCCAAAATATAATTTCTAAGAAAAAAGAATATATACTTGCGACATTTGGTAAAGCAGAAATATCAGAAGGATTACAAGAAAGTATTCCTAACGGATTTACACCATTCTTATATAAAGAACCTGAAGAAGTTATTGTTGCTGAAGCAGCAAATATTCATGAAAAGGTTCGTGGATATATATTGGAAACTCATAAACATGCGTATGAAACTGTTAAAAAAGAACTGTCGCCTTACAGTGAAAGAACATGTTGCTATAATGATATCAATAAACCATTAGATTTCTGGAAATCAAAAAATCTAGTAAGCCTACCACCAAAGGATACACCAAAGGGTCCAATTAATAGTCATAGTGGATTTACATTTGAATTACGAAAAGAAGAAAAAATAGGGTTTTCTGTTTCTAAAGAAGAATACTATAAACTATTCTTAAAAGTATGTTATCAAGGAACAATGCTTGGATTACCCCATCAGCCTGGTTATAATGGTATTTGTTCATATTGTGGATTTAAAATGCCAAAGGAAATGGCGACTCAAGGTGAGCAAGCTCTAAAAGAGCAAAATATTGAAATAACAGATGTAACATTCCAGAAATTACTGAATGCGGTACATCTAGCAAATTCTGTAGTACCAGAAAAGAAAGTAAATATTGAAGTTGGTAATGAATTATTCCAGATTCTTTACTCTATACAGCCAAGTCCATTTGAAGAATGGAAAGAATTAATAAATGAAACATTAATGAATTTAATTAAATTGGATAAAACAGCAAATGACGCGGATTTTGCAGTAGCATATGGAAGAATATCTAGTTATGCTATTCAAGGATTAAGAGAATTAAAAGATTTTATTGGAGAAAATGATACATCTATAATTGAACAAATGTTAGACCAGCCAGTTCGTCAGGTCATTGAATCACTGGAATCATCTATTCTAATACCATTATCAAGAATTCTGAAAGGTTTCAATTTAAAACAATTAGAAATTCCAGCAGATTATAACTTAGATAAATTAATTATGACAGATATTAAAAAGTTCATATCATTCCATACAGATTTCTTAAATCCTCTAAAAGAAAAAGTAAATGGATTTGCAAAATCAAAAATACAATATGCTCTCGATCAATTGTCAAGTTTTATAAAAGTCTTTCAGAAATATGTACGTGTTCCTTTATTAATAGGTGGTAAGATTGGGGTACAATATATTCTTCAAAGCGGTATTATCGGTATTTTAAGAGATATGCTTGACCCAAATGTAATAGCCCCGACAAATTTACAAGACAATACATCATTAGATTCTTCAACAAATGCGCCAAAACAAATTTTAAAAACATTAGTACAAAAATACAAACAAGAAAGATTTAAACTTACGGATGAGGAAATACGTATTGAAATCGCAAAACGCAATGAAAAAGAGAAGATGGAAATTATTGGTAGATTTGATAGAATGTCAAAAGAAGAAAAATCATTAGAACTAGTCAAAAAAAAGCTAGGGCTTGGTGATTGGGCGGTTGGTGGAACAAAAGCAATTTATCAATACAATGCTGAACAATATGAAAAGGATAGAAGTCAGCGTATTGAAATGGGATTTACTGATTTCCCAGATATTTCAGAAGCACAAACACAAGACAAATTCTATATGCAAGGTTCGGCAAGTGCTATGGTACAAACGGCTGAAGATGATTTTTAAATTATACAATAGAAGAAGATGAGAGTAATTTTACTCAGCTGTTTATTATATTTATTAGGTGTTGTTTTAGTATTATATTTGAAACCAACACTTATGTTTAATAAAACTGGTGTATGGAAAGAGTTTGGTTTTACAAATGATGAAAAACATACATGGTTTCCATTTTGGTTATTTTGTATATTATGGGCTTTTATTTCATTCTTTATAACAAACTTTTTCTTTGGTGAAAGTGAACGAAGACCAGTAACTACAAGCAGTGTAACAATTCTAGATGTTTCAGAAGCTAATAATGAAGTATTACCTTTAGAGAATACTAAAAAAGTAAAGTCTAAGAAATCAAATATTCAACCTGGTAATGATGCCAAGCCAGGGTATTATATGCTGGATAAAGAAGGCTCCGAAAGAGAAGGATTCCCTAAGTATGTTTATTTAGGAGCAAATATGCCCTCTGATAATAGAGATGAGTATTGAAGATCCAGAATTCCCATATGATGCTAAAACACAAGTACAAATCAAAGAATTTTTTATGCATATAGTATCTAAACCTAAAAAAAAGGATAAATACTTTTATAAACGTTCTCCGCAATCTGGAGATTTAGAATTGTATGATAAGAAAACTGGTGATCTTCTTTCCACAATACCAATGTATTATTATAGAGATTTAACAAAAGAAGAATTTGATGTAATGGATAAATTGAGAATTGACGCAATAGTTGCTTTAGAAGAACAAATTGATATTCAAAAAGGTCTTTTAAGAACAGCATATGATGAATATAAGGCTACAAAAGATTCTGAAGTATATATGCAAATCAATAATGAAATTAAAGACTTAGAACTACAAAAAACATTTTTACGATCCCCAGTTCGTGAAACTAAGATTATTGAAAGTATTGAAACCCGTCGTGTCAATTTTGAACAATTACATGAAGTTCGTAAAGCAAATGATATACAATTTACAATAACTAGAGATTTCCCATTGTGGAAACTTTATGGTAAGTATACCGATTCCAAAGAAGTTCTTGAAATAGCAGAGCAAGAATCAATAACATTATTACCTGGTGAAGTATTCTTAAAAAATGGTAAAATTGCTAGAATATTTAATGATGTTGATAATGAGAATAAATCTCTAAGTATATTTATTCAAAGAGAGTTTGTATATGGTGATGTTAAATATTCATCTCCATATCAAGCATTTGAAGCGGTCCGTTTATTAGAGCTAGGATATGAAGATTTACATAATGAAGTTATTAAAACACGTGGTACAAGATTAATCAAAATGATTAGTAAGAAAATTAATAAAGCATTACAAGATACTGAAGTTATATGGAGAGATATATTATTAAACTTCTATCAACAAAATGAAGATTTGTTAAAAGAACTTTTAGCAACAAAGAATGATATATTGGTATTCGCCAATAGTATTTCTTATTTGGGAGGTATTGGTATAAATGCCGGGGCAGATGAAGTACTTGATACAACTTTATGGAAAAAATCAAAAGTAGATACTTTAGTATTATCGCCAAACATTGTTGGTAAAATATTAATGGAGTTGCGTGAAGATTTTAAAGAGCAAGATATTCGTGATTTAGTAAAAGTTGGAGGTCACTATAGTAAAGAGGCAAAGACTGAAGAAGAACAACAATCCGCAAGAAAAGCCGCAATTATTAACTATAGAAAGAATTATTGAATAGGATAATATTTGAGAGTTGTTTCATTTTTATCACAATCAACTTCTTTAGTTACATATTGAAATTTTATTCCAGCTTTATCTGTATAAACAGTGTCATCATTTGGTTTGGGATAATCAACGATGAGAGTTTTCTGGTCCTTATAAACATATAATAGTATTAATCCAACTATTAAACCAATACAAAATGGAAGTAAATGAAATAACGGATCAATCATACTAATAGGAGACAATGTTTGAATTCTTAAAAACTAAAAACTTTCATATGCTATTTAGTTTTTTACTTGGAATATTTGCTATTATTGTTTTTAGACCAGTATGTAATGGTAATGAATGTATAAAACATGAACTTCCAAATGTAAATGAAATTAACGTGACAACATATCAATTAGGTACAAAGTGTTATCAATTTAGAACAGTACCTAAGAATACATAACGGTCCAGTTATTAACATAACGGTCCAGTTATTACATAACGGTCCAGTTATTAACATAACGGTCCAGTTATTAACATAACGGCGGTTAAAAAAGAATAATAGATTATAGCTCTTTTTTAAATGAGTGGAACGCTATTAAGTGATTTAGATTCATCTGGTCCTGCCGGCATGAACGATGATACCGCAGTTCAAAGAATTCTTAGTGAAATGAATTCTGGTGGCGTACAGCAGAATCAACCGATGCAACAACAATTACAGGCTCCTCAAGTTCAGTCAAGACAACCTCCGGCAATGAATTCTCCAAACCCTAATTCAACCGTGCAACATGCCATGGACCCTCATCCCCCTACGGCCCATATTATCGGAGCCGATCATCCTACTTCCGGCGATTTTGCCCAGATGATGTACGGAGGTCGTAACCAAAATCAGCAACAGTATATGCCTCAGAACGCATACGCGCAGCCTATGATGCAGCAACCCATGTATATGCCATCTAATAACAGAAAAAATTGGTATTCTGATATTGCTGTCGAAGCAAAAACACCAGTGTTAGTATCTATTATTTTCTTTGTAATGAGCCTGCCATTTGTTAGTGTACTAATTTCACACTACTTTCCATCATTTGTCAAAGGTACTGGAGAACTAACAACGCTAGGACTACTTCTAAAGTCCTTACTCGCCGGTTCAGCCTTTTGGGTTCTTCATAGAATTATCGCACCACTTTTGACTAGTTCATAATAGAAATGAAGTTAGTAGCACTCAAAGAAAATCAAGTTGTTTTGCTCGTTGCTACAGTTTTAGCCTTATATGATTTCTTTACAGTACCATTTAATAGTTTTCTAGTAACATCTGTATTTGCTGCTGTAATTTACTATTTGACAAATTCTACATTGTTAATTGCTTTTGTATATTTCATCCCCCAGATAATAAGAATATCAAATATTCTTATGGGTAAGGAATCATTTACAAATCCTCAAGAACAAATTACTGAGCGTCTAAAGCATATGGATGGAAAATTCAAATCAACACAAGGACCGAATCTAAATCCTGAAACTCCTACTGTTGAATATTTCAATGATGCAATAGAAATCTCAAAGCGAAATGAAGAGTTAAGAAATAAGAATGCTTTGCCTCCAGTAAAAGAAGTTTCCGGCATTATTGACCCTTCTTTACCTTCTGAAACATATCCAATTGAAGGAACACCTTCTTATCCTAACTTTATGAAAGAGTCTTTCATTGGTGTACCATCTAATACAAATACTCGTATTCAAACAGTTCCCGAAGAAGAACTTCCAGCTGTTGGAACAATGGAAAATGAATTAAAACCTACAGCAACTGTTGAGCCTTTTGATGATGAATCTGTAAATACTGCTTTACAGAGAAATGCTAATAATTCAGCCTTACATTCATCAAATATCAAAAGTGTTTAATTAGATGCCTAGGCGTGATATATGTCCCCCCGGTGTATTATGTATAACTCCCTCATTGATTATTCTTGTAGCAGTTATACTTATCGGCGTTAGTGCTTTAATTTACGTTATGAATATGCAAATACAACAGCCTAGACAAATGCAACAGCCTAAACTAGAGATACAGCAACCAGTATCAATCAATGTGGAGCGTGGAGGCGATGATAGATATACACGAGCGCCAAAACCTCTGCGCAATTGGCTAAGCCCGGTTGATTTAGACGGTGGTGTAGTTGGCTCAATGCCTGTATTTAATTCAGGCTCAGTTCCTGTAATTGCTACAAGAGGGTTGCCCGAGGCTTATCAATCTATGGGGATTGTTACAACCCCAAGTGGTGAACTCTTACCTTTATATGGTCGTCGAGTAGCGTCCCGCTCCGACCGCTTTAATTATTATACACGCACAGACACGAACAATCCTATTCCTTTACCAATTAATCATAAACGAAGAGATTGTCAAGATGATGTTGGATGTGAAGAATTATTTGATGGAGAATATGTTGAAATTATTCCAACAAAACAAAAAGGCACTGTAACAATTTATCGCTTTAATGGACCGACCTATATCCCTGGAATGATATAGAGAGATGGCCACAACATTAAACAGTTGTGCTGGAGCAGATATTGTTTCATTTCCATTACGAATAAACATCACAGACTTACAGTCTTACTATGCTTCGTTAGGAGATATTAAGCCAAATATATCAGCAACTTTTACAGCACGAACTTCCAATCCAAATTTTAAAGATGATGCACGTTCAAATGGTGAAATTGATGACCCATCAAATGCTATAGAAATTACATATAATGGTAACAGTTATCAACTTATAAATTCTCAGATTACATTACCAACTCATGATGATTGGATAGTAAATGAAAATCCATCTGTACCTATTCAAAATAAAATAGATTATATTGTCACTTTGGAAAATATGCAAAATAAAGTACCAAGATTTGTGATAATTGTATTACCGATAATTCTTGATGATACTGTCACTGTAAATAATTCCTATTTACAAGGTCTTGCTTAT